CCTCGGAATCCCCAACTGCATATCCCGTTGAAACCCCGTAGATGCGCTCGACGTAACATCTCGCCGCCGAAGACGCAGACGGCTTCAGGCCAGTCGCCTCGATCAGGATCGTGTGATTGCCCGCTGGAAGATCGTCAGCCAGGCAAATGAACTCGTTGATTGCTGCCGTCGCGTAGGACGAGAAATACCGTTTCCCGACGTCGCTTGGACGGCATCTTCCGGCGACGTAATCCGCCCCGGTGAACACAGGAAGGAGATTCGCTCGCGTGAAATCCCCATCGATCGAGACGATTCCGTACCCGCCATTGGTCGTCGCGAAGAACTGCAATCCAACAGTTCGACCGCTGACGACTCCAGATGCGGTTTCTCCTGCCGTCGCGGAATACGCTGCCCCGGATGCGCTAAACGCCCCAGCAGCTTGGTTTGCGGGGCTAGTCGTCCAAGTCCCGACCTTCGTCATCGACGTGTGAGGTACGCATTTCGCCAGTTTTGCCAGGCAGATGTCGCTCATACTCGGCACCATGGCTGCCACATTCCTGGTTCCGAGGAACATCCCGTAATACCATCTCGTTCCGTCAGCAGGATCGCTTTCGAGCGGGACGTAAAACTGGTACTCGTTCAGGTAGCGATGCGTGCTCAGCGTAGCTGGATGACGGAACAGATAGCACGTGGTTGAATGCGGGGTATACGGGGCCGGCTTTCTCCCCCCAATTGCTTCAATCTCGGCGCCAAGATGCTGCCTCCACGTCATCCCCTTGCGGCGCGGAATGACTCCTCTCGGGAGGCTGCTCACAGCGGATTCATATGCCCCCAAGTCGATTTCTCGAACAAACGCTTCATGATCCCGAGGATCAGATGTCATTCCATTCATCACCACGCCTTTACACGATGCGGCCGATTGGCGTTGTTGTCTCGCCGATGGCCTGCGCTCGGCCTGCGGCCGAAGTAGTCTTCAAATTCCGACAACCCACGCGCCGACCGGTCCTTGTCCATGAAATCCGTATCAGGCACCAAGTACGCCCGGTAACGAACCCATCCATTCAGGTATGGATGATGCACGGCAGCGATTTCTGGCTCATCGTCGTCATCCGACATTTGGCTGATCGGAGTGCGGAAACACTCCAGTTTGAGATCGGCGGCAGTCTCAATGATCCGATTGAGCGCGATTGACGAGTCGTCATGGATGAACGCGGAAGGTCTTCCTGCGGTATCCCGCCAGTAACGGTTCATGCGGTCTTGTTCGTAGCGGTCAGAAGGAGCAAGCCAGTACATCTCGCCGCCTTCAACGAGTCTCGCGGTCCTGACCTCGATAATCCTTGCCGGAATCGAAACCTCAACATCCCCAGGAACCAGCGAAACAATCAACTCCTCGCGCAGCAGGCTTTTACGAATCGCCGCCTCTTCAGTGGCCTCGTTGAACAGCCTAACAAGGTGATCTCTCCCCAACATCGGCGGAGTGCTCGTATCGCGCTCGTCGATACGAAAATTGGAGATCAGGGTGCCGAGATTCACGACGCAACTCCGAACTGATGCACCATGTTCTCCGCATCGAGTCGAAGGTTATTCAGCGATTTCCTGCGGTCCAGTTTCTGGTTGAAATTCTGGGCGACAAACGAACACAGGGCGTCGGTGTCCATGGTGTTGATTGCGTCAAGCGCCCCAAGTGTTTCCTCAGTCTCATGCTCAGGAGTCGCCTTTTTCTGCGTAGTGACCGGATCTGACACATCACCATCAGCAACAACCCCGCCGTCCTGGTAGACATCAGGGTGCCGCAACATCTTGAACGCGATAGCGGCATCAACGACCTTGCTCTGTCCATTGACCCACTCTCCAGTCCCGTAGGTGCAGTCCTTGTGATACGGCCTGCGTCCGATATAGACAATCGTCTGTGCCTGCATTGTGCGAATCCATGGAAATGCGCCGGCTTGGGCCGGCGCGATAGGGTTAGACGCCGACCAGAGTCCCTTTGACAATGACATCCATGATGCCAACAGCCGAGTCTGCCGCGCCCGTCCGAGTCAGGATGATGTAAGCCTCTTTTGGCAGGGTGATCGGTCGGACAGCCGTATTGTTGGCGGGCGTTCGCGCGGCCGAAGCTGATGAGGTTCCCGCAACGATGAAATAGTCATCATCCTGCGGTACCGCCGTGGAATCGACGCCGTCGACGTAGGCGAAACCGAGCTTGTAGGTAGTCGATGTCGCGAACGCATCCGAGATGATCACCAGGGCGTCGGAAATCTTGATCCCGGCAGGAAGAAGCCCGAACCGGACCACATCACCGTTTTGCACCGCCGTCGCAAGGTCCGAGTTGACGAATATCCCTGAAGAATTGGTCTCGAACGTATAGATTTGCGACCAGCGATTGCCGAATGCCCCGGCGTGAGATACTTCCTGTCGGAGCGATTTCTTAGTAACTGTTGCCATCTGTCAAACCTCCTTAAACGCCGGCCAGCCGGACAGCGGTATCGATCACCGCAACGCCATAGTCGGTATATTGCTGCTCGTTCCCATGATCGACCAGAAAGCGGATTTTCGACCGCCCGCCGATCTCGCCAACGACGTACTCACGCTGATTGCCAAAGTCGGTCGTTTCTTCTGCGGTGAAATATGAACTTCCGCTTCCGTTGTGCCGCCCGAACCCTTCCGCGAGGGCCTGGCCGCCGAGCAGAATGGCGCGATCGACTGCGTACCCTGAGCCGAGCGCAGGAATCGTCCCGGCTGTCTCGGTTGCAGAGGTGGTGGAAGCGCACCACTGGACCGTATCTCCCGGATAGAAACGGATCGGCCTCGGCATCTTGAGGATGAGAATTCCCCGCCAGAGCAGCGCGTCGCCGAGGAAGACCGGATGGTTCTTGGCCATTTGCGCCCGAGAGATGGCCTGCGCTTGCAGCGTCCGGAAATTGGTGCTCTGGACGAACGAGTTGTACTGCTCGGCGGACACCATCAGCACGCGCACAGGCGAATCATCCGCCGCTTCGTCATTCTCGAACTCGACCCCAGGCAGAGGAAGGGCCATGCCGTCCAGCCAGGTGGCGATGCCATCCACCACATCAGAGTTCATCACATCCGTCGTGGCGATCGTATAGCCGACGGTTGGCACCTGCTCCAGGCCCGACCCGGTCGAGAGGAAATGTCGGTTACGAGTTGGCGCTCGGACGGGGTTGACCATCACCTTTGAGAAGTCGGCATTCGCCGTAGTCGGCACGCACCATTCGATGTTGTCGTGGAATCCACGTGCGCCGGAGAGATGGACCAAAGATGCCTGATCAGAGAATCGCTCAAGTGACGACAGCGCGACATCTTGCGCCAACGGGCGGAGCTGATGCGGCGTGCGCTGTTGCGACATTGCGCCGCCTGCGCTGATCGGGAATCGAGCCTGATTGATCCGCAGCCGGTCCTGCGCGAACGTTAGCACGGAGCCTTTGCCCTGCGCCCATTCGTCTCCCATGATCAGAATGGATTTGACCGGATTGACCAGATCGAAGGTTACTTCGTCGCCTGCCGACTTGGTGAGTTCCTGGACCCGGACGATCGGCTTTCTGTTGGTGCTGACGAGTCGGATATTTCCGCTGGCGTCTGCCTGTTTTGACATCGCGCCGGCCATCCGATTGAGGCCGGTCTTGCGCTGCATGCACGCAGCGAACAGGCCGACCGACTGGATCTTGACTTGTTGGTCAGACCCATAGGGGACTGCTGTGGTTGCCATTTTTACTGCTCCTGTATGAGTAAAATTCCGCCATCACGGCGGGGAATCAAAATGGCCGGCTACATCTGTCGAGACAGAACGGCCAGTATTTTTTCTCGCGGCATGCTCATGAGCTTGTCCTGAACTTGCTGCACAGACATCGACGAAAGCGCCTGCAACTCATCTGTTGGCGGGGTTGCGGCCGCAGGAATTGACGAAAGGCTTGACGGCACCTTTGCCTTTGCGCTGGCCTGTGCGATAACTTTTTCCGCCTTCGCCATCGCGGCTTCATCCGGAAGGTCAGCTTTCGCCTTCTCTCCCATCCCATAGAGCTTGGCCACCCGATCAACAGCGTCCACCAGCGCCTGAGCGCGAGTAGATCCCCTGTTGACGTACATCGCACTCAGCGCCTGTACGGTCGCGATGGCTTCCAGGTTGGCGCCAGGCTTTGTGTGATCCAGATCGGGATATGTCTTGATCAGGCTCTCGGCAGTCGCCGAAATCGCCCGCTCTTCGGCCTGCGCCGCCTGTTGCTCAAGCACCTGGATTGCCTTGGCTTCAGCCTTACGGCTGATCTCCTCGTCAATCTGCGCCTCAAGCTCATCGATCCTGGCGTCGTCATCCAGCAACATCGCTTCGCGAAGCTCGCGGCGAAGCTGCTTCAGATCGACGGCGGCCGTCGGGTTATGCGGCTGCTCTGATTGGGACTGTTGAGCGATCCGGCTGGCTTCCTCGGCTTGGGCCTGCCAGTATTTGGCCTCGTCTCTGGCTCGTTGCAGTTCCTCGAACGGGATCGTGTGCTTCCCATCCTTGGCAACCACGACAGGGGCTTCCTCTGCGGCTGTCTGTGTTTTGTCTGTCGCACCTTCTTCGGCTGAAGCTTCAATGCTGGCGGCGGGCGATCCGCCGGTAATCTCGCCCTCGATCGACTCGCCGATATGCAGCGACATACGATCTTCGTCTGAAAGCTGGTCGAATTCTTCAGGGTGCTCCATGAAGTAGGACAAATCTTTTTCCATCTACCGTTCCATCTACAGGACTCGCGCGCCATCACGGCGGGCTATCCGGTCACATATCGCTTGTGCTGCGGGCGAGATGTAAGCGGGTGTTACGAAAATGGCATTGGCCCCGAAGGGCCTCCGCCTCCATCTGCTGCGGATCGCGCGCCATCACGGCGGGCTGCTGCCTTTTTAGCATGATTGATTTTGACTACCAATCGAGCCAGACGATATTGGTTGCGCCACTGGCGGCCATCACGCGATTTCCAGACACCAAGAGTTGCGTGCCCGCAGGAACGGCGGCAAACGTCACTGCCCCGATGTCAGACCCAGCCTGCCGGATCACTACAGATCCGGCGCCTCCGATGTACAGCGCCTTGAATTTCAACTCGGTTGAGTCGCTTGGCGTCACGGCGCCGTAGCGAACAGCGGTTTCTTGCAATGAACTCATGGTTGTCCTTCACTGGATGATGGTTGACCGCCCTCTATCCCTGTTTTCAGGCCAACATCTGGATTGGCAGGGAACATCGGCGAGGTGTTTTGCTGAAGGTCAGCCGAAGGCGTTGTTCCATTCGGAACTGGCGCGATAAGCGGCGCCGCGTCGCGGTCGGGCATCCCGGCAGACCTCAATATCTGATCAGCGGATTGCGCGAGCCCTGGCAGCATGGCGATCTGGTTGGCCGCCTGTGTTGCCGAGAAAAATCCCTCGACGGCCTTGGTTGCTGCTTCGGCGGCCAGTTTGCTGACCTGCGCGTCGATCAGCGTCTTGTTCTGGCGAAGTTTTTCCAGCTCTATTTCCGCGCGGGCTTTGACCAGCGCCTGCTCGACAGCCTGTTTTATCTGCTGCTCGACCTGCTCAGGCGAGGACGCAGACGCTGCCGCACGGATTTCCTTGATCAGATCTGCACTATTCGGCAAATCCATCAGCGACAGCAGGAACGGCATCATTACCGACTGATATTGAACCGGCATGACTTTGAAAGCTTCCGTCATCGCGTTGAGCTGCTGCTGTTTGAATGTGGCGGCAGACGGAACGTCGTCAATCCCGACTGTCAGCGCAACGCGAGAAACGTCGTTGTCGAGGTACTCTAAACCGTCCTCGTCGACGACCGGCACATTGATTCCGATCGTGCGGTCATCGACCAACCCGCCGCCATCTATGAAAACGTCCTCCTGCTTCCCGATCGTGTCCGCGATGATCAGAGACAGCAGAATTTCGCCCACTTCAGTTCGCGCTGTCTTGAAATTGTCCAGGATGTCGGCGAGGCTCTGATTGCTCTGCTCAACCTGGCTGTTGAATTGCACGCCGCTGGTTGTGTTCGAGTTCTGTCCTTGGAATTCAGAGTAGATTCCCCCGACTCGCCGAATAGCCTCTCTAGCGTCCGCTAGACGTTGGAATTGCTGCTGCGTCAGTTCTAGGTCGGTTGAGACCTTGAAAATGCCGCCTTCACGCATGGCTTTCGGGTCAAGAATGATGTCCGCGTCTGGTCTCGCGACTTCCTGCCTGAATTGCTCATCCTCCCCGACCACCGCGCCCTGAGTCCTTTCCACGCGGCGCGCGGCCATCATCCACATGGCCTTGCTGCGCGTCGCGTTGATCTCATCCTGCAGATAGACCATCCCGCGAGCCAGCCCAAACGGCACCCCTGTCCGGTCCTCGCGCATCCCCCAGAACGGGACATACGGAAATTTTCCGTGCTGCTCTGGATGATCGACATCCGCCAGCTTGTGCGGCCCGAGCCACCACGACAATCGCACTCGCGACACAATCGCGCGATCGACCGACACCAGACCTTTTGCCACTGCGACCACATGCGCCGAGTTTTTCCGGTCGTACTCGACCACTCGGCCGTCCGGAGATCTGATGACGGTGACGCGATTCCATCGACGATACCAGCACTCGCAGAGGGCCACCCGGTTCTGCGACGAGTTGCGCCACTGCGATTCCTCGATTGACCATGTGCGCTCCTGTTCCTGGCTGGCGAACAGATTAGGCAGCGACCCGGCCGCATCGGTCATGAAATGACCCACGCCGTAATCTGACCATCCGCTCGTCGTGTGCCTGATCAACTTGGCATGCTTCGGAAAAATCAGCTCTGGAATGCGCTTGTCGAACCACCGCCGGCGGATCAGATAGCGGGCATTCGAAAGGTCCGGCTTTGCGAACCAATCCCAGAAAATCTCATTCCGGTGGACCGCCTCGACCTTGTACGGATACCGGAACGGATCTTCTTCCCGACCCACATAGCACCAACCTATTCCGAGGCCGATCTGTGTCTTGAACGCCTCTGAGCACGCGACATCCGCTTTTGACCGCTGTTCCGCCTGGTGCAGTTTGAAACTCAGCGCGTCTGCCACATCCGAGCTGTCGTCCTGCGACTGCGGCCGCACGATCCAGTCCCCGCGATTCCGCACTTCCATGCCAAGGACCGATGCCAGTACAGGCCCCATCAGCGGTTCGATGGCCGGCGGGATGCCTATATCGGCCATTCGCTGCAGAATCTCGGCGTCCAGTTGATTGCCGTCGATGTAATCAGCCTCTCGATCAGCCTTCGTGCGCCACGGCGGCTGCTCCTGAATTTCTGTCCAGAATCCGGTGTACTCGTCGAGGGAAAGTTCTTCTGACATCATGCGTTCGCCATGCTATTCAGATGGCAGATATACCATGATTGATTTCTATGCTCTCCAGCACGCCGGGCGACGTGCTGATGGCCTGGTGTACGGATCTGGCTGAACAATCGCTTCCCGACGCATCATCAACCCGTACCTCGTCGCGCTCATCAGGTCGTCGCGCTCTTTCACGACTCGCCCATCTTTTCTGTGATACAGCCGAAACTCCTGCATCCAGTCGTCCAACCCTGCGAACACTTTCAGCCTCCCGGTTTGCATCCGGTCCAGCATTTCCATCAGCCCAGCCTCGACGCCATTGCCGCCAGACCCCTCTGGCTTCCCGGGATCTGGGGCATGAGTCGCGTGCTCCCTGAGCATATTCAACCCTGTGTCTGCGTACTGCTGCGCGAGCCCTTTCCCGCTCCCTTTGTCGTGCTGCAAGCCGTCGTGAGGCCAGGCGCACGGCACCCACGCGCCCCATGCCTTGACTGTAGGGGCGAACAGAATGGGGGTTTGCTCGCGCGCACGATGCGCCTTGATCACGTACCAGCAATCAGCGTCTCGATCCCATGCTGCCTGAACAGCGGCTGCCGGGTGATCCCACCCGAAGTCAATCCCGTTGATACGCGGCCAGTGCGCCGGAATTAGGAACTGTTCGACGAGGATCGACTCTTCCTCGACCGGGAAAATTCGCCCGCTGCCGAGTGTCGGGATGCCCTTTGCGCGAGCCTCACGCTCATGCGCCGGATAGGATGCGACGATGGCTGCGCGCTGCTCCGGTGTGTAGTGCAGAGCGTCATCGATCGCCATTGAGACAATCGCGCGCGTCACTTGCAGCGCTCCACTTCCGGCCCCATGAACAACATTACCACGTCGCTCATGCCGAGCAGCGGAGTGAACGTGATCATCCCGAACTGACCGCGCTGGCCGTTGTTCGTGCGCGTCAGACCCTCTGTATAGATGTCGAGAGGGGGTTCCTCATCCCACCAGACTCCGTCGACGGTCGGACCTTGCCACTTCTCACGGCCCTTCTCGTAAGCCTTGAACGAGATTATTGCCGTTCCAGCCTGCACGTCACCACCGCCGCCGTGGCGCACCTGGACGTTATCCAGCAAGTTCGGCACGCCCATCGCACGATCTCTACCTTTTATGGCGTCCTTTGGCAAAAACCCTGTACCCCACAA